GCCAAGATTCCTGAAGGATCAAGACTCAAAGGTCGCACTGCTGGTGGCGATAAAGTAGAGATATACGAGACTGCCAGGTATTTCACATTCACTGAGAATCTCGCTGAAGGATCAACTGAGGAATTGACCGACATCCAAGATGCAGTTGATTGGCTTGTCGAGGAATTGACAGACGCACACCAGGCATCCAAACCTTTGCCAAATGTCGCACCAAGCAATGCAGACTATCCACATGCATGGGTAAAAGAGGTCATGCAGAGACGCATCAATGCAGGCATTCGCATGGTGGCGAATGCTTCTGAAGGAGATCGGCATGAGACTCGCATCAGTGCAGGTCGTTTGATTGGTGGCTATCTTGCAGGTGCAGAGTCGATTGGCTTTTCTGAATACTCTGATGACCAAATCACTGACATGCTCTATGGCGCACAGATTCCTCGCACTGGCGCACAGCGACAAGAGCGGAAAGCAATCGTTGATGGCATTGGCTATGGTCGAAAGGCACCATTGCCAATTCCTCGACCAACAGCGAAAGCAGTGCCAATCAAAACATCGTCACAGGATGCACTGACAGACTCTGAGACAAACGATGTCGCAATAATCGATGCGCCATACCATCACACTGATGTTGGCAATGGAAAAAGACTGGTGGACGCAACAAAAGACAAATTGCGATACGTGCCAGAATGGAAAGCATGGATTGTGTGGAATGGCCAACGATGGGAACACACTGACGTACATGCAGTCAAGCGACTGGCACACGCAGTCGTGCTTGAAATGTACAAAGAAGCTGGTGGATCACTCGCAATCAATGCCGATCTGGCGAAATGGGCACTGAAGAGTGAATCCACATCGCGCATCGATGGCATGATTGCAGAAGCTCAGCCATATCTTGTCGCAAAGCCAGCAGAATTCGATTCCTCTCCATGGCTATTCAATTGCGCCAATTGCGTCGTCGATTTGCGCACCATGACTGTCATCAAGCATGATCCTGCACTGATGCTGACGAAAATCGTCAATGTCGAGTACAAAGAAATTCCCATGTCGCAGAAATGGCAAACATTCCTGCGCACTGTCTTCCAAGACGATGCCGATCTGATTGACTATGTGCAGAAAGCTGTCGGATATACCATGACTGGCTCCACAGATGAGCATTGTCTTTTCTTCTGTTATGGCAATGGGGCCAATGGTAAATCGTCATTCATGAAAGCACTGAGCATCATTGCTGGCGACTATGGCACCACATCATCTATCGAAGCACTGCTCGACCACAGGCAAGATGGCGAAGGTGCGACACCTATGATTGCTGCATTGGTAGGCAAACGATTCGCCATGGCCTCAGAGATGCCAGAAGGAAGAAAACTGAATGAATCCAGAGTGAAAGACATCACTGGTGGCGATGCGATCACTGCCAGAACACTCTACGGAAAACCATTCGTCTTCAATCCGTCGCACACACTCTGGATTACTGGCAATCACAAACCTCGTATCACAGGTCTCGATGTGGGCATCTGGCGCAGACTGCGCATCCTGCCATTCACTGCAACAATTCCAGAAGAACAGCGAAAAGATCCGAGAGAATTGGAAGCCATGTTCCATGAGGAAGCAGAAGCCATTCTGCAATGGACGATCTTTGGCGCACATCTCTGGTATCAGAATGGTCTCCAATCCTGCGAAGCCGTCGAGAAAGCAACGACGGAATATCGCGGAGAAGAAGACATCGTTGCGCGATTCATCCAGCAGAGATGCGTCATGAATCTCACTGCTGTCGTCAGCAAACACACGCTTTATGATGCATGGAAAGAATGGGCAGAAGACGAAGGCGAAAGAGGTGCAGCATTCAAATCGCAACGATGGCTTGTGCAGCAATTGCTGACACGGTATGCAGAGATCGGTGCAGTCTCGCACAATCGCTCTTCTGTGTTTGGCATTGGTATGCTGGATGAGTTTCGCACTGCACCTGACGAAACACGGCCGTCGCGCAGTCAAATGCGTCGAGGCGAAGCATAATCATGTGCATTAAGACATTAACTGCACTATGTTTTCCAAGAGTTTCTACTATATTCTCTTCATGTACATACTTTACAAAAAACATACCTACTTAATGACATATTGCAGTGAAGGAATATGAAAATGGCCAAGCGAGAGAAAGGCGATCTTTTCATGGATGCCAAAACTGACAACAGTCCAATCATAAAAAAGAGTGTGCCTGCACTGTGCCTTTGTTGCATGCGTGCCATGGATACTGCGACACCTTATCCACAGCTTTGCACACTATGCAGGCAGGATGCGTCTGGCTCACTGACCATTGTGGCGCATGAGGTAGATGAATTAGAAACCACATGGCGCACTGCACTGCGCGCATCGCAGATCGACACGCAACAGCGATTTGTGTCCATGATGGAAAGCGCATCATCTGCGTATGGGCCAGGTACAGCAATGAAGCGCAAGGATGCCATTGACCGCTTCAATGTGCGACTCGACGCCAGCATTCTGCAAGGTGGCGAATTCGCCATGCTTGCATCCAAATGGCGACAATGGAAAACACGCAGTAGTGATCGCGATTTGATTCAGATCATGCTGGCATTCACTGGCGAAGGTGTGCAGAAATGAGCAAGGGATACATTCCAAGGTTTCGCCAGAAGCTCGACGACAATCACAAAGCCATTGTGGCAGCATTGACATACTCTGGCGCACTGGTCGCAGACCTAAGCAATGCAGGTGGTGGCGTACCTGATTTACTCTGTGGCTATCGTGGCATGATCTTCTGTGTGGAAGTAAAATCTCCAAAGGGATCGCTGAGCGCAAAGCAAAAAGAATTCTTTGCACAATGGTCTGAATATCCAGCACTGGTCATTCGCACTGTGGATGAGGCCATGGACATGATGGAGATTCTGCGCAATGCGTACGATTTATCGGAAATTGATTGGCAGGTATTGGTACCACATCGACGTCGGGCCAAGCGGAAGGTGGATGATGGTCAGAGAGAAAGCAGACGACGAGGAAGACGAAGTAGTGACACGTGGCAGCAGGATTGATGCCACACTGGCACTGATCTTAGAAGACATCGTCGAGGAATTGCAGGCATTAGCAGAAGAGGTGCAGAGTGATTGAGTTTATCGCAGGATGCGTGCTTGGTTTTGTGACTGCGACTGTTGCGATTGTCGTCGGTATGGCATTGGAGCAACGAAGATGGAAGCCATGAAAATGATTGCTGGTCTTGGAGTAATCATTTTTGGCGTGTCGTTGTTCATGCACTATTCCACAGGCATGCCAATCATGCATGCGATTCTCTTGCATACCATGTACTGTGTCATTGGCATGGGGATGGCCATTGCATACGAAAGGTGGCGCTGATGGAAACCATAGTATTGTTTTGGTATCTGCTGTGTGCTGGCAGTGATTGTCGCGTCGAGCCATTCGCTGTGTCTCGCGAAGCATTGGCCATCATCTCATGCGAGTCTGGCGATGGTCACAACTATGGCACATATACGACGCAGTCCAGATCGGAAACCAATGATGGTGGACTGTTTCAATTCAACGACAAAACGTATCTTTGGATAATGGGCACCGATCATGCGCAGAGAGATTCATACGAAAACCAGTACACAGCATTTCGCAGATTGTGGAATGATGGCACTGGATGGAAGCACTGGAAATCTTCGCAGGCATGCTGGTCACAATGGATGACGATTAATGACGAAGGAAAGGCAGTGTGGCAATGAGTAGTGATAAGGAAATAATTCGTGTCAAAGTGCCAGCAAAACATGCTCACACATTTTCTATGTTTTTGCTAAAGGAACAACGATCTGCCATGAGTAAGACAATAGAAGAAGTAATTCAAGAATTGGCATATTGGCAATTGAAAAAGATGTTAGTTGAAGAAACAATTGCCAAAAATCCTGAGCGAGAAAATGCATTGATAACTGAAACAAAGACAGTCAGTCAATGGCTCAATCAAATCACAGCAAAGATTTCATCTTTGACTGAAGAATATGCAATATTGATTGGAGTAAAAAAATGAGTAGCACGATGCAGGTCTTGGAATTCTGGCGATGGAAACGCATGGAGATCGACGCAGAAATTGCAAAGCATCCTGAGCGACAGGATTTGCACATCTGGCGCAGTCAAATCACTGTGAGGATTGAGCAATTGCAGAAGCAGGTATACAAAGAGGAAGCAGAGAAACGCGCATGAAAATCGACGTTGATAATCAGCATGGCTTTGTGGAATTGGTAGACTGGATGACCGTCAATCCATCAGAGAAAATCACTGATGCTGCCAGAGTAAGCTATGACAGAGACGGTGCGCATGATGCTGAGAAGGATGCGCGTCTGATTGCGCGTCTGGCCAAAGATGGGCACTGGTCTCCATTCCGTCATTCGCCAGTCACACTGATGGTGTCTTGTCCAGAGTTTGTCGCACGCCAATGGTATAAGCATGTCGTTGGCTCTACATACGCATTCGTCGATACTGGATGGAATGAGGTTTCGCAGAGATACAGCGAGGTGTTGCATGCATATTATCCAGACGTCGTCCATGTGCAAAGCTCAGTGAGCAAGCAAGGATCCGCTGAAGCCATGGACGAATTGCATGCAAAGCAATTGCGCGAATCAATCGAGACATCACTGCTTCACTATCACTATCTGATTGCGCATGGCATGTCTCGCGAGGAAGCACGCATGGCATTGCCATTGGCAGTCTACACACGATTTTACTGGACTGCATCGCAGCAAGCATTGAAGCATTTCGTCAGTCTGCGCACACACAGCACTGCGCAAAGCCATATCCGATTCTACGCAGATGCAGTCAATACGATTTGCGACCATCACTATGGTCAAGCATGGAAGGCCTTCGAATGATTTTGCATGACGTCGAGATAGAGAGACTGGCACACGCAGGCATGATTGAGAATTTCGCACCGTGCGAAAGTCGTCCAGATGTGATTTCCTATGGCCTGACATCGTTTGGCTATGACATGCGTGTTGCAGATGAATGGATGGAATACGCAAACGACACAGTAGATCCAAAGAATCGCGACGCATTCGATGTCATGGCAGTGCGCACATACAAACAATCAGAGTATGTGATCGGTGCTGGAGAGTTTGTGCTGTGTCGCAGTGTAGAGAAATTCGCCATGCCTGAGGATGTCATTGGCATCGTTGTTGGCAAATCGACGTATGCCAGATGTGGTCTTATCATCAACTGCACACCAATGGAGCCGGGATGGCGAGGCGAATTGACCATTGAGATACACAATGCGTCGCTGAATGCAGTCAAGATTTACGCCAATGAAGGAATTGCGCAGGTCATGTTTTTCCGTGGAGATCGGCCAAGAGTGACATACTCTGACAAACGAGGAAAATACCAAGACCAATCTGGTGTCACACTGCCAAGGATGCAGCAATGAATTCTTGACAGTGATGCGATAATGAAAGCAGAAGCCAATGCATCTGCGAAAGGCACACCATGACAAACGCACTAATACCAATCCCATTGGCGACTGAGCTTGGCATTCCGGGAGGCACATACACTGCGACGCAAACTTTTGTGCAGGTAGACAAAGCTGGTCAATGGTTTGCGACGTCCATGGGATCGCATCTCATACCAAGCAAGAAATTCGCAATCCATTTGTGGTATCGCAAAACCATCACTGCATCATGGGAATTGATTCAGTTTGTCGAGGATGCACATGGCAACATCACTGTGATCGGCAACGAATTATTCTTCATTGTCAATCGTGGCAATGGCACGACGTTCATGAATAAGATTCAACGATGGCAAGGTGTTCGCTGATGGCATATGCGTATGCGTTGATGCAATGGAAGACTGTCGCAGAATTTCGCATGCATCTCGACAGGCACAATCCAGATGTGGCGCCATGGGCCAAAGGTGTCGTGCTACATCACACATGGAGACCGACACCAAGCCAATGGAATGGAAAGCGCACCATGGACGCCATGAGCGCACGATACCAAGCCATGGGCTGGCGTGGTGGCCCACATTTGTTCATTGTGCTTGGATCTCCAAAAGTAGAGAATGATGGTATCTGGCAGATGTGTCCACTAAATGTGGCAGGCATTCATTGCAGTGATTTCAAAGGCAATGCGTCGATGTGGGGCATTGAGGTCGTTGGCGATTACGATGTGCGTCCATGGCCAGACGATTTGCATACCATGGTGCGTGCGACGACTCTCGCACTGATGGCATGGCATGAAATCACTGTGACATCTGACACGCTCAAAGGCCATCGAGAATACCAAGCTGCGCGCAAGACGTGTCCAGGCTCAGCAATCAACATGGATATGATTCGTACAGAGTTTAAAGCATACCAAGGGAAAGACAATGAATGAGACTGTAGAAACCAAGCTGGCCAGAATAGAGACGAAGCAAGACATGATCTTGCAACGACTAGAGTCTGGCGATGCCAATTTCAAAGAGTTTGAGAAACGCATTGCGCGTCTGGAGCAACAGGTATATCTGGTCATGATTGCAGGTACTGGCGCATGGATGCTTTTTCTTGCATGGTTTCGCATGGGAGGATCCTAATGAAACGATGGTTTCGCAGTAAGACGGTTTGGATTAATCTGCTCACTCTGATTGCCATGATTTTGTCAACGATTGCAGCATGGCCTGAGGTGCAGGAAATTGCGCCACAAATCGCATATGCATTGGCAATCGTCAATGTGATTCTGCGTTTTGTATCTTCGGAGTCGATACGTTGACAATCGCCAAACGCAGAGAAGCAGAATATAATTTGCCAGATCGTCCATTGTGGGCAGTGCCATTCCTGCGCGCATATGCCAAGACAGGCAATGTCCAGCAAGCACTGAATCTTGCTGGCGTGTCGCGTCGATCAGTGTACAAACTGCGCGAAGCAGACGACGAGTTTCGTCAAGCACTGAGCGATGCTGAGGAAGATGGCGCAGACGAATTGGAAGCAATTGCGCGTGATCGGGCCAAAGCTGGCAGCGACGTGCT